AATACATCAACCAAAATATCTGAAAAGATTACGTTTGATGGCGATGATAACATGGTTATCAAGCGCACCTTTGACGCGTCTCACATGCTCAAGGATGCGGCACAGGCCCGTGAAGTGACAAAGAATAGCTTTGGCTCTGACTACAAGCACGTTGGCAATGTCGACATGGCCTTGTTGGCCGTGTGGCTGAAAGAGGCTGGAGTTGCTTGGACGGATACACAGGCCGTCAAAGATGTGTTAAAACGTAAGTTAGCAAGCAACGAGTTTAGCGCCCTTCGGGTCTGGGAAGGCAGTTACTAAAATGGAAATGGACGCAATCTTGAATATACTTTTTGCGATTGTCATCGGCGGCCTTGGCTGGTGGCTGAAAACACAACGCGAAGAGCTGGATCGCCTCCGCATTTTGCTTAATAGAACCCGTGAAGAAATGGCAAAAGAGTATGTGACTAAAAGTGACAGCTCGCAAGTCTTGTCGCAAATTATGAGCAAATTTGATCGGCTGGAAGAGAAAATTGACAGACTGATGGAGAGATAAATTGATCTGCGCGCTGGTCTTCGTGAGCTTCGGACACGCATGGGTGCAGGGCGCAGGCAATGTTTTGGTCAAATCTTGTTACTACGAGTGCGGCCAAAAGAAGATTAGCAAGGGCCAATGGTATGACCGCAAGTACAGCGTGCCGCCGCGATATATCTGCCCAAAGAGGTTTGCAGAAGCATGATTGACCCAATCTCCGCCATAGCTATAGCCGCCAGCGCCGTGAATAATGCCAAGTCGCTAATCGCCGCTGGCAGGGACGCTTCAGGCGCATTAAGCAAATTTGCTGGTGCGGTCAGTGACGTAAATTACGCAGCTGAAAAGGCCAAGAATCCGGGTGTGTTTGCGTCTTTGACTGGCTCCGCAGAGCAGGCTGCAATCGACGCATTTTCCGCGCAAAAACGCTTGCAGGCGATGAAGAAAGAAATCGAGACAATCATCATGTACCAGCATGGGCCTCAAGGTTTGGAGGAATACAAAGACACGCTCCGCAAGATCAGAGCGCAGCGCAAGAAGACTGCATATCGTAAGGCCGAAATCAAAGAGGCTATAATCATGTGGGTTGTTGGAGGCATCATCGTGCTGGCTGGTATCGCTGGTTTGGCGGCGGTGCTTTACTTGATCGGCAAGCAACAGGGGAAATGGTAATGGCACACACAATATTAGATAATTGGAAAGTTCTTCCGCGTCTGATGATGCTGGCGGTCACTGTACTGACCTATCAGGCGGTGCATTGGTTTATGTCGCTAGATGATCCCAGCGTTGCCCAGTCAGGGCTTGTAAGCGTCTGTATGGGCGCTCTCACAGGCTGCTTTGGCATATGGATGGGTAAGGAGTCCAAAACGAGCGTAACCAGCACTGGTTCAAGCTCAAAAGTAGAGTATGAGGTGAGACAATGATCGGTCAGATAATCGGATCACTCGGCGGCCTTGCGGCAAGCTACATTGACGGCAAGACTGCCGTGAAGAAAGCTGAAGCCGAGACCAAGATGAAAATCGCCACTGGCGAGATCAGCTGGGAGCAAGCCGCGATTGAGGCTAGCAATAATTCGTGGAAAGACGAGGCGTGGACAGTGGCCTTCATCGCCATTGTACTGGGCAGCTTCATACCGGGCATACAGCCCTACATGGCGCAGGGTTTCGCCAATCTGGATGCTGCACCGCAGTGGTTCCAATGGGCAATGTATGCAAGCATTGCGGCGAGCTTCGGCATACGCACAGTGAAAGGATTGAAAAAGTAATGGCAAAAGACCCAAGATTAGCAAGAGCTGGTGTGTCTGGCTACAACAAGCCAAAGCGCACACCCGGTCATAAAACCAAATCTCATGTTGTGGTGGCCAAGTCTGGCGACCAGACAAAGACAATTCGGTTTGGCCAGCAAGGCGTGTCTGGATCAAAAGAAGGCACAGCTCGCAACAAATCATTCAAGGCCCGCCACGCAAAGAATATTGCAAAGGGTAAAATGTCAGCGGCCTACTGGGCTGATAAGGTTAAATGGTGAGAGAATGGGACTGTATTCAAACATTGCTAAAAAGCGTGCGCGCATTAAGGCCGGAAGTGGCGAGAAAATGCGCAAGCCCGGCACTAAAGGAGCGCCAACGGCCAGTGCATTTAAAGCGGCTGCCAAGACAGCAAAGAAAAAGGTTAAGAAATGAGCAAGGCAATGGCTACCCTCCAAACTAAAATCGGGTCAACGCCCGATGGTGAGTTTGGGCCTAATACAGCACGGGCAATCGCAAAGTATTTCAACCTATCTCCGGCACGCGGCGCACACTTGATGGGGCAGGCGTCACACGAAAGCGGTGGCTTCAAGCGAACCCGTGAGAGCCTGTACTATAGCTCACCAGAGCGCATACAAGCTGTGTGGCCCTCGCGCTTCCCAACCGTTGAAGATGCAGAGCCATATGCCAAGAACCCAACTGGGCTTGCTGGCAAGGTTTACGCTGGCCGCATGGGTAACGAGAATGAAGCGCAGGCGAGCCTATACATTGGCCGTGGATTTCTCCAGCTCACCGGGCGCAACAACTACCGCTCATTTGCATCTGACATGGGCGTGCCGAAGGTTATGACTGACCCAGACTTAGTTGCAGACGAATACGCATTTGAGACTGCGCTGTGGTTTTTCGAGAAGAATGGCCTGTTTAAGATTGCCGATGAGGGCGTGACGGATGACGCAATCAAGCGCATAACGCGCCGCGTGAATGGCGGTTATCACGGGCTGGATGATCGAAGCAACCAGAGCAAGAAAATCCACACTTGGCTTATGGCCTAGTCTAGCTAGGTTAGCTAAGTTGCGCGTCCAAGATCAGAAGGCCAGCGCGGCAGTAGGTAGAGCGGGCGAGCATTTAGCACTAGCCCGACTTTCGCTTGCTGGTTATCTCTGCACCTTGTGCCAGATAAGAGACCACGATGCGTATATACAGACGGATACACGCACGCTCACATTGCAGGTAAAGAGCGCCAGTAAAACACACGGAACAAGCCAAAGGTACAAATTCCACACAGCAAAGAAGAGCGGGTCTCGGTCAGACGTTTATGCCTTTGTCGCGGTGGACCTTGATGCTGTAGTTTTTCGCCGAGGCGACGAAGCCCTCAAGGCGACAACATATGTACCAGAGGCAGAATTTCTAAACGAAAGCCAGTCGATGCAAAAAACTTTGGACAGCTTTAAATAGTATCTTGCGGGTCGGAGTCGGTTTGATTACAAAGTTCGAGTGGGTGGCTATCATCAACAAGATAAATCGACTTACCACGGGAATGGTGGTTGTTTAGCCTAGGATGACGTTGCTACCAAATGTGCCAGCATTCACTTCAACGGCCACCCACACGATTACCTACTATTTAACTAGGTTTAAATTCTTCTTCAATTTGTTTTCTAAGTCGGCCTCTTTAATAGAGTTTGGCCCTCTTGTGCCTCTAAAGACTATGTTGTGGATTGATCCAGTTGGGCCTCGCCTTTCTGCAAGAAGAACACCAGCTTGATGGCTCATAATACATAAATCATCACTGCTAGTATTTGACGGATCGACTAGCTCATCACAAAGTTTTTGTGCCTTTTTCTGTATAGCCGCGTCAAGTTCAGTTGCGTCACGGAAGGTTTGTGCCTCAATATCAATAACGATTACGGCTCTTAAAGGTTTTCCCATTTTATTTCCTCTCTGGTTATGAAGCCTAACAAATACACCAGTTAAATAATTTTGCAAGTAGGTTTATTTAAATAAAAACCCCCGAACCGAAGTTCGAGGGTTTGTTCACTTAGCATTGAGGTTAGTAAAGCCTCTTCTAATATACAATCATACAATAAACGTTCTGTCCACACGATTTCTAAAATATAATCCCTACAGCGGCCATCAGGCCAGCGCCAGCGACGAAGCCAAATATGGCTCCAATCAGACCTGCTGCGTTTATCATGCGTTCCATTTCCTTATCTTCCATTATTCCTCATCCTCAAACCTGTTAGACAGCGCCTTGATCGGCTGCTTGCTGAAGACCCAACGCCATTGGCGCTTGGTGTAGCCCGGCACTTCAACGAAGTCACGCACGCGGTATATCTTGTCAGCCTCCCACATTTTCTTGAGATAGCTTGACGTGCGCGGAACGCTGTCTCCCAGAAGCTCTGCGGCCTCTGCGGCAGTCACGCGCTGGTCGTAAGGTATTAACGAGAACAGGCGGTTGCCTTGGTCGATGCTGTGCTGTTTGCTCGCCTCAGCCGCTCTCAGCATGGATGGAGCCATTGTTGTGGGTCTGCGCTGGCCAGACGGTAGGGCTTCGCGTTTGCGCTGTTTATACATGAGCGTCTCAAACTCCCACAGGCAGTGGCCGTATGTAATCTCGAAGCGTTCATGCTTATCCGTGACGCCTTCTAGCTTGGCGAGCAATCGCTCTGCTGCGTTTTTTGCATCTCGCGCTTTAGCACGTCGATTAGCGCTTGCTGCTCTTCCAGCCGCTGCTTCAAGTTTGGCCTCATCGCCGTCTTCTGCTCCGTCAGCATTATGTTCGTTATCCGCTCTAGCCTTTTTATAATAATCTGAGTTTGGTCCGTACTCACGTTTTTTCCTTTCAAGTTTTATGTTCGCAGCCGAACAAATGCGATGTATTGTTGACGGTGACACCCGCAGTAATTCTGCTGTCTCAATCTGAGACATGCCTTGCTGGGCGCAGGACAGGACGTGGCGGGTGAGAGCTTCTGGGTCGTATTTCATTCGTCTTCCTCCAGCGCTTCAATCTGGCCTATGCCACCACAGTTATCGCAATCCTCAATGACAGACTCAAAGTCGCCGTGCCAAGTTGAACTCTGGCGAACCCATACGTCACGCTCAACGGTTCCCTCGCCGTCGCACTCGGGGCAATCAATTATAT